CTTATTGCAAGATCAACAAGTGGATTCATTTCCTTTCGTTTTTGCTTCTTTAACCTAGATTCTAGCACAGATTCACAATAGTTGCAATCCCAACAATCGAACCTACAAGATTTTATTTTCTCTCGCCAGATATTTATAGGTGCTTCTGGCATCTCCACGTCGTCCATGTACTCACTAAATGTTGGTTGCATCATTTCATCATGATTTCCCCATCTTTCTATGATGTCCATAGACTCCTTCAATCTCATAGCATCTTCTCTACCATGTAACTTAAACACATCAATACCTGCATCTAGGAACTCTTCCCAATCTTCTCTCCAAGGTGGTATGTTTGCTGCTTTGAGTTCACTAGCAGGGTCATACTGTTCCCAACGTGAGCATGACACACGACTTATAGTGCTATTAAAGTATTGAGGGTCACTCCCCACTCTTGTTGCATTGTATTGATAATGCTCTGGCATGATAGGGCAACCACCCCAACAATGTTCATTTGCCAAGAGTGATAGCATTATGTCATTGCCTTTACTATGACAATATTTCTTTGCTTCTACAATACGATCTAGTAATGGTCTATCTCTCATCACATCACGATCTAAATTTATATAATGAAACCCTGCACTTGCAAGTGACACTATCTCATTTGGTTTAGATGCTTCTCTGAGTATAGTATTCTTTATCTCTAACTCTGGATATTCCCGTTGTATCTGACCCGTAGAGACCCATGATGTGTGCGGTATGGTTGCACATCTTACACCATTATCATATAAAAACTTAAAGTTGGTGATAAAAGTATCGAGATTTTTTTGGTCTGGTCTCACCCATATATTATTAAATGTTGCTGATAATGGTATGCCTGTCTCCTGTGCTATGTAGAGAGCATTCTTTACAGCACCTTTTGCATCATTATCCGTACGAAAAACATCGCCCATTGCATCTTGCATGAATGGGGGCATTCTCGTAGTAAAATATAAGTCGTATAGTAAGTTAGAGTGTCTCTTTAAAAAAGGTATGAAGTCACTATCAATAAACTCAGGACTTAGTTTCGGATTGATCGGAAGACTGAAGACTCCTGTCCTTAAGGTTGTTGTGTGCATAATCTGATAAGACACCTGCTGTGTCAAATAGTTGTGGTGGTTTTCCTTCTAACATTTTTTCTACTCTTTCTTCTGCTGCTTCTTTAATACCTCCAATGGATTTATTAACTGCAGTAGAATATGTCATAGCAAGATCAGTAACTGCTGCTTGATCTTCTGGTGCCATCTGCAAGATAGATTCCAAGTTACCTGCTTGGATTCTACCAGTAGTTAGCAAATCTATAGCACTCTGTTTACCCATACGAGCAATCCAATACTTATGCTCTTCTACGTTCTCTAAGTCTTTATTTTCTAATAGTTCTGTTATCTTTACAGGGTCATCAGTTCCTGCCTTTGCTTTGATAATATCAAACAAACCATTAAGTTCCTCCTTACATTGCTTGATCTTGTTTAACCATATTTGTTTATCAAGATACAACAACTCTAGTTCATACTGTCTGTCAACCTTATGAAACTCATCTTTCTCCCTTTCTTTCGCAGCAGTAACTCTAGCAATGTCATTAAGACAACGCTTGAACTGTATAGTAGTCTTTTGTAATGCGTTAGTTCTACCCTGTATCTCCATCATTGCTTGACGTATTTGTCTGTATGGGGATACTTGTGAGTTTACAACAAAGTATTCGTTTTGAAATTTAGTTTGACCGAAGTGTTGTTGCTCTGACCATGCCATCAGTGCTTCATCAAACTGGTCTACATCATATTCACTTATATGTTTTAAATCTTCTAAAGTCTCTCTGATATGATAATCAGAACTTAAGTCCTCCTGAGTAGTCGAAGGTAACTTTTCGTTCGATGTTTCCTGTTTCTTCATTGGTTGTGCATCTTCCATATTCAAGGCATTGTGTATTAGACATTGCAACGCTGAAGTAATCTTCAAGCACTACATTTAAGTCACGAACAGTTGTACATCCAGTTACAATATGGATCATCTTTTGTTCTGCAACTGCTAGGTCATAGAGTTTTGTTTTAAACTCTGCTTGTTTATCAACTATTTTAGTCGCAAACTGCAAAGTTGTCAAGTCCCTGACCTCTGCTAACTTATGTATAAGTTTTGTCTCAAAAGAATTATCAGCAAGATATGCGGTTGCCTCACATATCTGATCTACCCATGTTGCTTCTTCAAGTGTAGAGAACTTAGTCATAAGTTGATTATGTCTGTGTTCAAACTCTTCTTGAATCGCTAGGGTTATCACATCTGTCATGAAAGGGATAACATAATCTGAGTATATTGTATCCTCTATGACTTCTTTTTCTTTGTTTGTAGTTCCATCTTCATTGACACCATAGGTAGATCTTTGGAATCTAATCTCTCCCCAGAACTTATCTCCCATGATACCATTTTTACTGGGATACCTAAGATAAGTTATGTGCTGTGGTATGTATTTAAAATATTCGTCTGCAAGATGATAGGATTCTAATCCCAAATAAGTTCCAATACGGATACCCCACTCCCCTACCTGAGGATATTTCTCGACATCTAAGACAATGACGTCATTTGAAGTTGTGCTAATCATTAGTAGTTAGGAATGTTTGTACCGTAATCGTAGTTGCCCTGTCCTGATACAGAACTAGAGGACGAACAGTGTGCTGATGACATGCCACCATGTCCTGTTGGGGGTGAGTTTCCACCTAAGTTGTTGTAACTATCACTATTGTAGTTAACTTTGAATGTGTTATTGTTCTGTGAACCATTGTAGTTACCCAAGCAATAACCTTTTCTCATACCCATTTCAAAGTTTTCTTCACCCATGTTACCAAAGTTAAGACCTCTAACCTGTATACCAGTAAGGTCACTACACTTCTGGTTACCGTTCTGGTTGTTATTACCTGTACCAACGTACATATGTCCTAACATACTAGGAAGAATTTTCTTCCAACCATCACCACCTGGTCCGTGTTCCCATGATACCCATGATTCAGTCTTAAAGAACTGACCTCTTCTAGTTCCTGATCTCTTAACCCAACCATAGAGTCTTCCATGTCCACCCCATGTAGGGTCATCGCCACCATCATCAAAATCTGGTGGGAAACCAGAGGTTCTCATAGTTTCTGTTCTTAAGTTAAATACGTCAGTTCTTGAACTACCACCACCATATAGGTAAGAGTATCCACCTGCAAATACATGGTCTTGGTGAGAACCCATCGAACCTCTGTTCACCGTCATATTCCACTGTGACTGATGTGCTACACCAGATTCAGTTGACATTGACATTGCGTTAGTATAGTTTGAAGAACCTCTATATGTGTTCTCCATAGAGTGAAAGAAGTGTCTAGTATCATGCCATGACCCTGACATATAAGCACCTGATCTATCTAAAATATCTCCTAAGTTTGTTGATGTATCTGTAGAATGAACTGTTCTATTAACATTATTCCATGGCGAACCATTTTGGTATCCACCACCAACATATCCATGTGTCCAAATTCTTGCTGTTGACCACCCTGTATCGTTCTCTCCATCAAATGACCAGTATGCGTTAGTTCCGTCTGATCTTAGTAATGCTCCGACTGTATATGCTGCTGAATATCTATTTGTAGATTGATCTGGTAATGAACTACCTGCTCCTGCAATAGGACCCCATTGAACTGCACCTGCATCTTGATCATATGAGTATCCTTCAAAAGTTCTATCTGTACTATTATATCTGAATAATCCTTCTACTGGTGAACCTGGTCTTTGAGCAGTAGTTCCTACTGGAACTTTCATACCGTCAGTACCTGCAACATCTAAGGTGAAACTAGGTGATGAGTCATTAATACCGATTCTATTGTTGGAAGAATCAACATAAAGAGTTCCAGAATCAAAATTAAAGTTGCCAGATGCTTCCAGTTGAAACTCTGCGGTTCCACCTCCACCTGCTAGGGATACAACTTTATCAACGTTTAATTGTGACATTCGTGACTTTTTACTCCTTCCTTGTTATTTATGCAGGTCGAACAAGTACACAACCTCTTTTGAGATATGTATCTTCGTTTCCACTGTCTTGATCTGAGTGTATGACAATATGCATGTTATCACTATAAGTTGTTCCTAAATCAACGGTGAACCATGCATCACCATTAAATACGTTCGGACCTGTGCCACCAGAGTTATCTCCTGGTTGTACTGTAAAGTTTCTTACATACTCTGCACTATAACTGTTTCCTGATCTAGAGAAACAAGTATATCTGTTACCCATAAAACCACCTGGATTATTACCACCTGCAACGTGTGTAGGTTGCTGACCTGCTGTTGATGGGCATGAGTTACCATCATTGTTAGAGATAGCAGTGTAAAAGGTAAAGATGTGCTGACCATCGCCAGATTGTGAGTTGTCACGCATGATCGTTAGACCATCACCAACTCCTGACGAAATATTTAGGAAGTTACGTCCATTAACACCATCGTTAGAGTAGTAGTTATAAAGGTTCATTCTCATCTTCACATAACGATATGTGACACCTCTATTACTAAAAGTTGCGTGTCTAAAGTCAGATCCACTTACATTTCTGTAATAACCCCATGTTGAGTTATATGCAAAGTTACCTGTAGGAGTTGTATCTCCTTGGTCATTTAAGGTCTCTCCTGTTAATGCTGATGCGTTACTAAAAAATGCAGCACCACCGCCACCCCAGTTACCTATGAGAATATAATACGGGTGACTGTTGATCGGTACAAAGTATCTACGGGTTGTACCATCTAAGTTCATATAGTAGTTACCATCTGCAGCAACACCTGCGTCCATCAATTCTTGAACATTTGCTGCTGCCTGTGCAGGAGTACTACCATTATTACCACCTGATGATGCTTTTACAATCTGTAACCATGCACTACCACTCCAAACCTCTACCTGTAATAGTTCACTATTAAACCTTATCATTCCTGTAAATGGAGAAGAAGGTCTTTGTGCTGTAGTTCCTACTGGTAATTTGAAATGTGATAATGGATTTAAACCTAGAGTACCATCAATATTCAAAAGTTCTCCATCATCAACTTTGATCTCAAAGTTGTGATCCGCAGGTGCATTTAGTTCATTAACGTTTAGAGTACTCATGTCTTATGCGTAGAAGAATAACCAGTACATATGGTTTTCGGAGCCAGGATTATTTATTCCCCAACTACCAGACCAGTTTGGTTCTGGGAAGTTTTGATTTGAATAGTTATTACCAGTCTGTCCTACCCATGCATGGTGTTCAACGTTACATCCTGTAGATGAACAACCAAGAGCATTAATCATACTAAAGGTATAGTTTTCACAGTTTGCGGGTGACACATGCCAAGAGTTTACAGGTTGTAGTTCACCTGCACTACTACCTCTATATCTATTATCTGATGCCTGTGCAGATCCTTT